CAGTATCATTTAAAATTTGACCAACGGGAATATCTGACCCTAAACACACATCACCGGTGGTAACTGTTAGTGCACTATATGAAACATTTACATTGGCTGCACAATATGTCCCTGTTGAAATGTTTTCATCATAAACGGTATTATAACCCTTACAACCTTCAGGTAATGACGATGTATCTAATCCCGTTGTACTAGTTGAGCCTGTTAATGGTAAACTAACACTATATATTTCATACGTTATTCCTGACCAAACATAATCCACCGGAGATGGTCCTGCACTATCCCATTTTAACCATAAACTTGAGCTAGATGTATCAACATGTTGATATCCACTAGGTGAGCAAGTGTAACCCGAAATAAATAAATCATTATACCCACCTGTTGTACCACTTGAGGATAGAATTGTTAAATCTGCCGAAGTTGCATATATGTACGGGAGATATCCCGTCATTTTAATGATGTATTGTTGTGGTGGAGATAATAAAGTATTATTATTAATTGTTAATAAACTTTGAGCAAAAACACCACTTGGGGTATATGATGCAACTCCTCCGTTAAGATATAATTCTTTTTCACTTGAGTCATTATCACAAGTATTTGGATATACTGTAACTCTTGTTGCTGTTGTACATGTACCAACCACGACAGCTGAACCGTTTCCGTTACCAATTTGTGTTACCGCAACTCCACCCATACCTTGTCTAACACATCTTGTTGTTGTGGTACTACCACTAGTAAGTGTTACCGTTGAAAAGGTGTTTGTGTCACAATCATAGTAATCAAATTTAGTTGAACCTGATGTTGTTGGTTTTACAAATTGATACTGTTCGCACTCTAAATATAAAGTTAATTTGTCTCTAACGGCAATACCTCCACCAACTTTATTGTATTTTAAAGACGGGTCAATATTACTGGAGTTTTCAATAGTGGGTGTGGAATTTAAAACTTCATCACAGGATTCACATTCGGGATATGTAACAACACCTAAACTAACTGTTCCTGCTCTTTGTAAACTTTCAACAATATCTTCAAAAAATTGAAATCGACCAAATTCAAATATTGTTCTTCCAAAAGCTCTGATTCTAAAATATAAATTATCATAAAGCCATTGAAAAGGGAGGATAAGAATTTGTATTGCAGCAACATATGCGGTATATATTACTCTTTCAAATACATTTATTATAATAGCTAATAAAATTGCAAATGAGAATTTTCTAAATGCAAAGTTTGTTGGTGGTGTTAAAACACTACTTTCACAATCTTCATCTGTTTTAGGTGAAATTTCTTTTATTCCTAAAAAGTTATCCCTACCAACAAATGAACCACCACCATATTGTCCACCCATATATGATGAAACACCATAGACTTTATTGTATGTAAATCTAAAGAAATAATCATCAGGAAAATAACTACCAAATACATTATTAAAAATAACGGGACTTGCTGTTGTACTTATTGCACTTGATGGATAGTCCGTCCAATCTGTTGAGAATGCATATGATTTATCAACATCATTAGTGTATTCACGAATGTTTGGAACTAAGTAACTAGCAACCGTTCTAACCCTACCTAAAGTTTCATTTTTACCTGAAATTCTAAATCTATAACAAGATGATGTTGGTATACCTTTGTTTGGGTCGTTTGTAATCTCATTCTCCCCAAATTCATTCGTAAACACATAATCCATATTCATTGGTAATGGTAACACAAATGAACCCGAATCGTCAATATCTTCCTGAATTTCAAAACTCTCTAATATAGGTATATTGTTTTCATCTTTTCGTGTTGTGAACCTAATCATTTCAATAACCGCAGGGTATGTTGTAAGGTCACATTTTCGACCCATATCACCTTTAGGTCTACATTCTTTATTTACTGTATTCTTTCCTTGGTCGGAATATATTGAACCTAAGAAATATGCTTTAGGTTCTACTTTTACACCTTTACTTGAAAGGTCAAAATCTGTTCTTGTTATACCAATCTCACATAAATCTTCATTACCCCAAAACGGATAAACCTCAATATTCTTATCGAATGAAATTATTTGTGGTAATGTATCAATATCATTTGATGATTTATATGTATATGAATTTTTAAAATTATCAACACCCTTACCTTGTCTAATAAAATCATCAGGTCTTAACGAGAAACATCCGATATCGGATAAATCCACATCAATGTGTAGTGTTTGTTGTCCAACAGGTACACCCCAAATCATGAAGTCACCCGCATCATTTGTTTTTACAGTATATTTGTGGTATTTTTCGTAGACTTCAAGAACTTCTTCCCTTGTTAAAATATCAGATTGGTCAGGGAATGTTCCGGTTGGTGTGTGTCCGCCGTGTTGTTGTCTACTTGGTAGTAAATTATATCTATACCCCGCATCATCTTTATCACCAACCTGAGAAAAAGGATATAATGTGGATATGACAGGGTCGTTTAAATCTTCTTCAGAAACGGGAATAAAAATAGATACTCTTGCATTAGGTATACCTAATCCATTATTTACCGAGATTCTACCGCAAACAACACCATAATCCGAACACATAGATGAGTATATGTCGGTTTGTGTAAATTTTAATGATAGGATTTCTAAAAGGTCGTAATCTTGTTTTATTTCAACAACAACTTTTTGGTCATTACCTATGTCTGTGGAAATTCTGTGTTTTTGCATTCTTTACCTTGTCTCTATATAAATAGAAATTTATCTGTTTTCTATAAAATAAAGAAAAAATAAATTAGAATGTAGTCGTTCCTAAAGTTTTAACCCTAATTTTTACATCAATACTAGGAAATCTAATTTGAAATATTTGATTTGATTTCATATAGATTGTACTATCATACTGTTGTATCTCTTTAGTTACTGAATCCACATATGGTTGAGCAACCTCAGCAGATGAATAATCACCACCAATTATGTTAAAAACTCTAATATCAACAACATTAACAACACCTGTAACTGTACCAATAATTCTATACAAATCACCAACAAGTAATGGGTCACCCATTTTTCTTTTTTCAATTGAGAAATAACTGATAATATCTTCAACTGAAGTTTTAACAATTTCAGTTTGGCTACCATTTTTATCAATTACCAAATCAATTTCTAATCCCATGTCGATAACCTCACCACTTTGAATTTCAAGAAAATCATTTACCATTCTGTACTCAGAAAGATAATCTAAAATATTATTCTTTAATGTATTTGAAACAGTATCCGTTAAATTACCATTTTCATCATATGATAACAGTTTTATTTTAACCTTATTGTCTTCTTCCATTACATTAACCTTAGCTGGTGCTCCAAATGTAGATGGCATTGTTTCTATTAATGATTTATAATCGTTTAATGTAACTGCTCTATTTTGAGCTGCAAAATTATATGCGACCATATTTCTTATTTCTTCAATAGAGGGTTGGTCAGAACCACCAACTGCTGGTGTTACATTTGTAACAAGTAATGATTGAATAACTTGGGAATTTATCGATGAGTTTGGTCCGATAACACTAAAATCAACATTATCAATACTACTAATAACATCAACACCTAAATTAGTATTTTTTCCACCACCAACTCTATATTTTATGAATAAAGTAGTGTTTGGGCTTGGTAATCCTCCTAATGATAAATTATTTAAATAACTACCAAGACTAACTTTCATATTACCATTTATGTAGTTATCTATGTTATCCAATGGGTTTACATTACCCGAACCAAATGTTAATGAGAAATAATTTTCAGGAGTATACTCAGTTACAAATTTATTAGTAACATCTATGTATGTTCCAGCTTTAAAATTATCCTTATCAGATGATGAGGTTGGGTCAGGTACAAATATTTTATCTTGTATTAAAGATTTTACTTCATACCATTTATTTGTTGTTGCACTTAAAAATTCAGATTCACTTGGGTTATTTAAAAAATTTGTGCCGTCTTTATGAATAACACCTGAAATACCTAAAACATTTTGTTCAGGTAAAAAAAGTTTTAAAAATGGTTTTTGGTCAATTTCAGTAATAACTTTTCTAAAAATCCTTGTAACTCCATTAACCACTGCCTCTCTTTTTACAATTGAGTATGATATTATTTTACCATTACCATCAAAATTTGGAATTTTTAATCTATTTGGGTCTCCTCTTTTATTAAATGGATTTGCAAAATCAATTTCATCCATAGTTTCAAACGCTTGTCCTCCACCAGATATTTGAGCTCCCGATTTTATTACACCCAAGTATCTCCCATCTTCTTTATCTCCTCTTGGTGGTACATTAATTGTGAAGTCACATAACGCAACTGAGGGTCTATTTCCTGGTAATCTAATTCCATATGTTTTTGCAATATGAAATAGAGATTGTCTTTGTTGTGCAAAATCCAACATTGTTTCTTGCCAAACTCTATCAATATGAAAATGTAAGTTATCTGCAACCGCAGCATTTAGGTCTAAAAGAACCGAATAGATTGATGCATCATTGGTGTTTTTAACCAAATCAGGGTAATATTGTTTAGTTAAATTTACTAACTCTTGTCTTAGTCCAGCAAAATCTCTTGTTGCGTATGATATTTTTTTACTCATGTTATATGTTAATAATTATAAAATCAGACGAAACAAATGGTTCATTATTTATATCATAATCAACCCTTACCTTTGCAGTATATGGTTTTGTTGCATAACTTGAAACTCTAAATAATCTATTATCTTCACCTTCATTTATACTAACAGATTCGTCTGGGTCTTGGTCAGCAGCAGTTACGGTAATTGATTTGATTTCTAAATTTGGAATAAATTTTCTAACTGATGTTCTTATTTCATCTTCAATTTGGTTAAATGTAATTTGGTCATTAGGTTCAAATATAAACTCATATAGTCTTGTACCAAAATCAGGTAAATAATATCTACTACCCTTTCTAGTTAGAATGAGGTGTATTAAATTAGCCCTTATCTCCCTTTCAGGTATTTCCGTCATATTAAGAAAATCACCTACAGGACTTTGTCTAAATGGAAAATCTATACCATACTTTACTGCCATACCTATAAATATAAACAAAGATAAAATAGTAATAAATAAGAAAACCGATTTTTATAGTACCCTAATTAAATCTTTTATTCTGTT